CAGCAGGCGTACCGCAGGGGCATCGCAGCCCAGGTACTGGGGGAAACGGGCGCGGAGCATTGGCGGACGTTCCACGAGGCAACGTCGGCCCTCCTGATGGCCTCGTGGCTCTTCGGCGCACGGGAGGCCATCGACAAGGCCAAGATCCCGGACGAGGCCGTGGCGGGGATGCTCGAGGACAACACGGCCCTGACCTTCGACCGCCTTGAAACGGGCATTGCGCTGGAGGGGTTCGGCCGCGACTTCCTGGCCCCCATCGCCAACTGGTTTCGCACCCGCGTGCCGATCTCGCGCACGGATTGGGATGTGCTGATTGAGGCCGCCCAGCGCAGCGGGGGCGAAGTGGCCGACCACGAGCGCAACACCGCCCTGCCCGATATGCGCGCCCGTAGCCCGGTGCTTGATTCGCTCTTGCGCGGCATCACGGCCAACCCCCAGGGTGGGCAAATCTCCACGGCCAAGCGGATCACGGACGGCACGTTCTTCGTGACCGCCATGAACCCGAAGCAGACGCGGCAGACGCAGGAGCTGATTGCCCGCGTCATCGAAGAGAAACCCGGCAAGTCCGTGGTGGGCAAGTGGATACGCAAGATGAACCTCGGCGATTTCGTGACCACCACGCAGATGGTCACGGGGACGCACCTGACCACGGCGCGGCTTGAGACCGTGCTACGCACGAACACCAACCGGGCGGCCACGGAAGGACTTGCGGAGACCCTGCGCGAACCGAAGGTGCAGGCGTTCGTGCCGCTGGTGGAATACAGCGCGACCGGGGACAACCGGACGCGGCCCACGCATCAGGGCTTGGACGGCTACATCGGCACGATGGAGATGTTTGATCGCCAGGGGATCGCACCGCCGTGCGGTTTCAACTGCCGCTGCGCGCTGATACCCGTGCCGGCGGCGCGCGCCCTTGAGCGCGGGTGGACGGATGTGGATGGCAATGTGAACTACGCCGCGCTTAAGCGGCACAACGGGAAGCGTCAGCAGCTCATCGACACGCGGCAGATTCCCGATCCCGGATTTGTGAATGCGTAAATCGCATAGGAGGACGCTACGATGGAAGGCATGAGCGACATTCGCAACGAAATCGAACAGCGGCTCGGGGTGTTTGCGCGTCCTGGCGAGAAGGTGGCGTTTGAAAAGGAATATGTTCTTTGGGGATTGCCAAAGGGTGAGACAGATCGTCTGCATGAAAAGGTTCTGTCAACACAAGCGAAGACCCCCGCGCAAATGGAAGATGTCAAGAAGCGTGCAGCCGCAGCGGGTTGGCATTCCTTCCGAGTTCAAATCCTAGATTTGTCGAAGCCATACAAGGGCTTCTCCCGCCCCGGCGCGAAGGCGACCTTTGCCGGCGATTGGCATGGCAAGCGCGTGACGAGCAATGCCGGCAAGATGTTCTTGGTGCAGCGCAGCGCAACGGGTTACGACCTCTACTCCGTTGATTCGGGCAAGAAGGCCAAGTCGATGACGCAGGAGCAGATGGACGAGGCGCAGCGCGCTGGCAAGTTCCGCGATGTGTTCTCTCGCCCCGGCGCGAAGGCTGCGATGGGCAAGTACGCCACCGAACTAGGCTGGATTGCAAGTCAGGCAAAGGATCAGCCGGAACTTGCAAAGAAGAACATTCGCGTTCTTGCCAAGGCCATGAACAAAGACCCCGAGCAGCGCAACAGTTACGACTTGACGGATATGCGCCGGCTCTTTGAGCTTGGCAAGCAATTGGGGATGAACATTGAGGTGATGAACCTTTACGAGAGCGGACGGCATTCCCGCCCCGGCGAGAAGTCCACGATGGCAATTACGCCCATTCGTGTGACAGAAGCGGAGTACGCCGCTCTTGCCGCCCGCGATGCCGTTAGCCGCAAGATTCTCGGAGATTCCCAGTACCAAATCACCCCGTCCGACCGCACAATCCGAGCTGCGGGTGACGCTGCGTACAAGACTGCGCTAGCACGACACAACGCATGGGACAAGGCGTGGCGAAATGCGCCGAACGATGCTGCGCGTGCGGACATTGAGGCACGGACAGAAGCGGCGGAATCCAAGATGCGCGTGTATCGCGGAAGCCGCCCCGGCGCGAAGGCCGCGATGGGCCTCGAGGACGCGTGCTGGAAGGGCTACGAGGCCGTGGGCATGAAGACCAAGGACGGCAAGGACGTTCCCAACTGCGTCCCGAAGGCCACCGCCGCCAAGCCTGCTACGCCAGCCATGCGCGAACTTGAACGCAAGATGCACGACCTGATGCAGAAGGCCGACAGACTTCTGAAGCAGTCGTTGTCCGCAGCAGTCACCGCAGAAGAAAGCCAGCGCCTTCAGGATGAAGTTGAGCGCATCTCCGAGCAGCTTGACGCGATGGGAGATGAACTGAATACGCAGCGCAAGGCGGCTGGTTTTGCCAAGCCCGAGATCGAAGAGACCGAGCAGGACAAGGCCGGCCTCAAGCTCATGGAGAAGGCCGACAAGGCCGTCAGCGACAAGATCCGAACACTTATCAAGGAAGGCAAGCCGCAGGACCAGGCGGTAGCCATTGCGCTCGACATGAAGCGCAGAGGAGAACTGTAAATGCCCGTAATCAACACCGCCCAAGAGAACTTTCGCAACGCATCGGTTGCTAGCGTCCCTACAACCTACACCGCCGCGCAAGCCCTCTTACTCAACGCCGCTCCGACTAGCACAACGGGAACCGCCCTCCTGTGGGACATCAATACGTCCTCGGTGAGTGGGACGAACCCCTCCCTGCTGTACGTCATGCCGTACATGATTAACGCAGGAACGCCCGCAAATACCGGAATCGGTATGCGGCTCCTTGGTTGGCGCAAATACCTTAATGCCGCTGGCACGACCTTCTGGTACTTGCCGACCGTCCTTGCGGACTTTACGCTTGGCTTTACTACCCCAGCGTCGTCAACGGCGAACTACACCATTGATGTGGCAAACACGCGCCCCTTCTCAAGCATCACGCAGGTCGCTGGAACTCCTGCGGCTAACCTGTACTCGCCCGCTACGGCGGCGGCGGCAAACGTGGAAGCTGCTTACGCGATGATTGACCTTGCTGGTGCGTCTTACGTCACGGCGCAGTTCAAATCGAGCGACACGCCCACAATGGGATGCTTCTGGTCTAACCTCTGAAGCAAGAAACACAATGAGAGCAATTCGCACACGACAGCTCTTCAACTTCAGCATCTCCAAAAATGCTTCGGGGGTCACGGGAAGCTCCCGCGCTGGATCGTTTCTGCGCGATCTCGTCAACGGCACGGACAGCGTTGACATCATCACCATCGGTGACTCAAACGCTTTGAGTCCTGGCGGCTACGGGTATCACGTTGCTTGGCATCGTGCGCTTGGGATGTACGCAGGCGCGCAGATGTATGCGACCCCGTTGCTCCCCGGTGGCAATTTCCTAAATACGACTACGTTTGTCAGCCTAAACGCAGATCAAGCACCGCTTGTCGGCGCTGTCTTGACTACATCTCTGAACGGCGCAGCAAGCGGAGGTGGTTTGGGTGGAACCATGCGGCAGATGGTTCGCTACACCAGCGACACGGCAATCAACGCTTGCGCGACAGCACTTGGCTTTGACAGCACGAACTTCACGAACGATGACACAACGATGCTCCTCAAGCCGAACAACTGGCAATGGACTCCTTGTGCGCTTGCTGCTGGAGAACAATGGACTTCCTCAAGCGGTACAAGCAACGCCGTTTGGGTGAACAAGGAGCAGCCGATTGCCTACGGTCTTGCGGGGACCGGAAATCAAGTCTTGCAGTATCGCCTTGTCTATGGCACGTTTGCCACGGGCAGCGGATCGTTCAAGTTGAGTGTGTTCAATCAGTCCGATTTTAGTCTGAACCAGCGCAGCTCGTCGTTCCAAACGAACACGGGTACGGCTGGCTACAGCACGACTCCTGCTACGCTTGATTTCACGACCACCACGACCGCTGTTGGTGGAAACATGGGCGTTTACTGCTCATGGGACGGTGCAAACCAGGGCGCTCCTAACGCACCAACCGGACCGTTTGCAGCGCTTTGGATGAGCGTGACGGCAAAGAACCGCAAGGGTTATTCTGTAAGCAACCTGACCGGGAGCGGCGGACGAACTACGTCCCAGCTTGCGGATCGGGTGGAGGGATGTGACAAGGTTCTTGATTCCTTCCTCAAGGAGATCCGTGATCGTCAGATGATGGCAGGCGGCTCCGGTCGCGCCATTGTTTGGCTCAACAGCGGCATCAATGGCCCTGATTCAAGCAGCACATGGATTGCCGGGGCGGAACGGATCAGGAACCGTATCGCAGCGCGGTGGCAGACCATTGGCGGGTCGATTTCAAACCTTGCCTTTGTGATGTCCGTGACGCATCCGACCACCAGCGTGGCATCCTGGGACTCGGCGCGTGCTGCGGTTGCAACCGGAGCAAGTGATTGGGCGGCTACTAACGCCAACGACGCATATGGTGTTGCGGTGTTTGACATCGCTTCCCGATATTCGGCAATCAAGCTGACCAACGGACCTGCCCCATCCGGTTCACTATATGACCCGACTGGACAGGCTCACCTCCTTGGAGTGGCGCAGGCGCTCAATGGGTACGACGGTGTAGTGACCTCTTGTGTTGCATCCCTGCTGGGATCAGCGTTGACCTGACATGGAAATTGACCTCAAGCCAACCGACGAGATGGCCGCCAACGCCGAGCGTGGGCTGGCGCTGCGCGAGAAGCACGGCCGTGGCGGCACGGAGGTGGGCGTGGCTCGAGCGCGGGACATCAAGAACCGCAAGAACCTGTCCCCGGACACGGTGCGCCGGATGCACTCCTACTTCGCCCGCCACGAGGTGGACAAGAAGGGCGAGGGCTGGGGCAAGGATTCTGCCGGGTATATCGCGTGGCTTCTGTGGGGCGGAGATGCCGGCAAGGCGTGGGCCGACCGCAAGAGCAAGGAACTTGACCGCAAGGAGGACAAGACCGTGAATAGCAAGGCATCGCACAGCGTCCAGGATGACGGCGAGAAGATCAAGATTGAGCGCGTGGAGCTGTTCATGGCGTTTGACCCGGCCATTGACGATGGTGAGGCCGACCCGGAACTCAAGCGGTTCAACAACGAGCGCCTGAAGTCCATCGTCCGCGCCACCCGCGCCCACATGGCGCGTGGCTCATTCCCCCAGGTCGTGGTCATGCACGAGAAGAACGGGGACGAGCCGAAGAGCGCGGTGGGCAGAATTCCCACGATCAATTACGAAGAACGCAATGGCATCGGTTACATTGTGGGAGACATGGAGGTGAACAAGCCCATCTTCGACAGCCTCATTGCAACCAACGCGTTCCCGCGTCGGTCGGCAGAGATTTGGGCTGAATCGAACCACCTGTCGGAAGTGGCCCTGCTGGGCCGCGAGACCCCGCGCCGGCCGCTGCCCGATACCCACTTCGCCCGCGAGGGGAAGAAGATCACTTGTTCCAAGTCAAACTTCGACCTCGCCGGGGTCGGAGGCGGACTCAACACCTTTGTCCCGGCGACCACCAAGGAGGAAGCCTCAATGGCATCCAACGATTACCGCGAAGAG